CAGCCTTCACGCGCCAGCCTTAAAGATTCAGACCACGATGCGCCAGCGAATCTTTGATCATGTTTCATGGCCTCATAATCGTCTCCGTCATCGACACAATCCGCAATTTCGATCACGCTGTTAAAATGCTTTTCCATACCTTCCCCCTTTGTTGTAGTGGTTGAACATTCCATAAAGGGCCGGACTGTTCCGACCCTCTAGCAAGGCTCAAGCCATTGCTTTCTGTTCTATCTTCTGCCGAATGTCGCCGCCGATGCCCTTCCATACCAGCATATCGAGCAATTCGCTCTGGTCGAAACAGTCCAGAAGATCAGCGCCTTCAATCGAAGCGCGTGGGCTGATAACGACCCTTTCCTTCAGGTCGAATGCCGCGTGGCGAAGCGCCTGAACCTTGTCAACCCAGGCGTTAACCGCTGCTTCGTCGTCGCCGCGTGATAAGGCTATGTCACGTTCAAGTTTTTCGTCATAGTCAAAAACCAGATTGACGAACCTGTCTAGCGTTGCACCGTCAAGCTGGTTCCTGCCAATATAAATCCTGTCAGCGCCGCGCCCGAAGGTGTTGCCAGCCGCGATTGCAATAAAATCCTTGTGACGCTCGACCTTGCCGCAAGGGAACGACCCGACGCCGTTTTCAAGCAGGCTGTTGAGCGTTGTCAGCACTGCGGGATTCGCCGCGTCAACTTCGTCCAGAAGGAACACGCCACCGTTTTTGTATGCCCGATACAGCGCCGTTTCGACATACCGCCCGTTTGCGTCCATGTACCCAAGTAGGTCAGTTTTTGTCGTCATCGGGTTGACGGGCGTAAACTCGAAAGGCAGATCAAGAGCCTTTGCGACGTTCATGCAGACCGTTGTTTTGCCTGAACCAGCCGGGCCGATCAGCATGATTTTTTTGCGCCGTTGCACCAGCTTTAAAATCTTGTCGAAGCAATGGTGCTGCCTCCCAACGTCCTTTGTCACGCCATCCCACCGCTCGACCTTGATTTTCTTGGTCTGCTTCTGCACTTCCTCTTGAACCATGCCGCGCAGCTTTTCGTCGTCCACCTTGCCGCCGCCCAATCCAAGCGCGTCGAGGGCTTTTTTCAGTTGCAGCAGACTTTCCAAGTCCTGCGGAACGTCCTGCTTTTCCCGCTTCGGGCTGTCATCGAAAAGGTCGTTTTCCTGCTTTTCGTCGTTCTTTTTGATGCAGCTACGGATATAGGCAAGCGCCTCAGCCTTGTCGCCGTCTGCATAGCAGGCCCATGCGGTGCCGCGCTGAATGGCTGTCAACTTGCGTGCTTCAGTGGCGCTTATGCCGGTGCCTTTGATTAGGTCAGCGATTAAGCGCCGTTGCTCGGCAGCGTTCATGCCTTGAAATTGCTCGTATGTAACCATATTCCCTTCCCCTTTCTTGTTATGACAGTCCTGACATATCCAAACCTTTACCGTTTTGCCGGGGCGCTTTTTGCTTTCCCGGCGCAATCCTGAATCATAGATTTCATCGCCGCGCCGCCATGCAGCACCGCAGCTTTCGCACTTGCCAGCAAATTTCGCGATGGTCATAACCTTCCCCCTTTCCGTTATCGTCGAACACTCAGGGATGAAGCCGACGCCCTACCAGACGCCAGCTTCACGGCCTCAGCACTCGACGTTCTGACAGGTGCCGCAGTCCGTTGCCTGTCGTGTCATGCCGTGTTGCCGTGTACCCATGCCGACCGGCTTGGCTGGTCAGAATGTCCCGACCGGCCCTCATGATGGTTGGCTGCCAGCGTTGCCGCCGGTAATGCTTCAGAGTGCCTGTTGTGACACCGGAGCCAGCTTCACCAACAAGGGAACCTTGCCGCGTCGCGCTATTCAGTTTTCAAGGATCGAAGATGCTCGCTGACCTCAGCCTGCCAGCTTGGTTGTAAGTATATCCAAACAGTTTGGTTTGTCAAACAAAAATTATGGACAGCCATGCAAATTGTCTTGACATATAGGCAATGAGGGGGGATAAAGGGGCAAGGGGGAAGGGGGAATGGGGATTCAGGGGGGAGTCATAGCCTTTAAAGTCAAAAGGATTCTGACAGCATGACAGAGAACGCAAAGGTTGAAATTGTCAAGGATGCGGCAAACGCTAGAACGCGGAAGATTGACCTGTCCAAAGCCATTCAATTGCGGGTTGAAAATGGCCTGTCATATCAAGAGATTGCCGATTACTTCAATGTCAACAGGGCCAGCGTTCATGCGGCTTTAAAGAAGGTCGGGCTGACAGGTGAGCGTGACACGAAGGTGTTTATTGAGAGACGGGCGGATATACTGGCGGCGACGCAGCAGAGAGTGCTTGAACATCTGACAGAGGAACGTCTCAAAAAAGCTAGTGTTTCCGAGCTAAACATGCTGTTTGGCACACTATATGATAAAGAACGCCTCGAACGTGGCAAAAGTACGCAGAATCACGCCACTTTTTCGACCATCGTGGCGCAGGCTTGCAACGATCAGGAATAGTCAACCGTCTATAAGGCGGTTGGCCTTCAAGTATAAACCATTGAAAACACTAGAGATTCTGACAGGGCTGCCATTGTTTGGCACCCTTTTGGTACACCGGGGGGGGGATGATTGCTCGACCGGCACCCCACCACCCCCACCCCCATTCGAGAATCCGATCGACCTTACGCGCCGCTGGTTTGTAGATACTATCCCTCCGTCCAACTCACCCAAAATCAAAAGGGTTTTATGGATCGCATTAACCATTCATGTCGTCCTTGCAAGAGAGGACAGTTCTGCTGTCGAGAATGCCCTGAGAGCGACGATTGTGGTCAATGCTGCGAGTATGTCAGAAGGAGGTATGAATGGCCGATGGAAAGCCGCTGAGAGATTACGTCGAATATTACTGTCGTGAGTGCGCCTGCCTGGTGCTGTATATCGGCAATCCAAGCAAGGCACATGGCAAACCTGCGTGTCATAAGTGCGGAGAGACGCGCAACGTGGTTAAAATGGAGATACCCTTTTGAATCCCAGGGATTTGAATTTAGAGCAAGCCAAACGGCGAGTGAAGCACTGGCAGAGAAACCCACTGGACTTCATCGTCGATTTCTTTGGCGACAATATCCGGGATGAATGTCGTCGTCTGACAGGAGTGGAGCTGTCAACCTATTCGGGGCTTACGACACAGCAGGAAGAAGCGTTCAACGAGTTTGGGAAGATTGTTGGTGCCAAACTCGATTCCCATGCCGGGAAGAAGCTCACCGACGAAGAACGTGAGTATGCGGAGAAGATCGGTGTCAGCATCATGTCTGGCCAGGGAACGGGCAAGGATTTCTTCGCTGCGTTGTGCCTGACATGGTTTATGACATGCTTTTCGTACCCGAAGTGTTCAGCGACAGCGAATACGAACAAGCAGTTGATGAACGTCTACTGGTCTGAGATCAGCAAAGTGATGGGCATGGCGAAGAAGGTGGACGACAAGAACCCTTCCAGCCCGACGATTTTGCAGGAAATGTTCGAGGTTCAGACCGAAAAGGTGTTCAACAAGCAGTTGGGGAAGGAGGAAAAGGGTAAGCGGTGGTTTTGCGAGGCGATCACCGTGTCATCGACAGCCAGCCCGGAGGATCAGGGAACGGCGATGGCCGGTCGTCATGAGCGGCACATGCTGTTTGTGTTCGACGAAGCCAGTGGAATCAATGATGCGGTGTTTAAGCCCGTCGAAGGTACTCTGACAGGTCTGATAAACCTTGTCCTGATTATCTTCAACCCGACGAAACGGACAGGTTTTGCAGTCGAGAGCCAGAAGGATTCTCGGTTCGTTGCGCTGCATTGGGATGCCGAGAAGTCAGAGATTGTTTCCAGAAGCCATATTGAAGGCATGGCGCGGAAATACGGCAGAGATTCGATGCCGTTTCGGATTCGCGTCAAAGGTCTGCCGCCGATCAGCGATACCGACACCCTGATTCCGTGGGAGTGGATCGACGCGGCTGTCAACAGAGATATTGAGCCGTCAGAGGACGACCAGGACGTTTTGGGCGTTGATGTTGGTGCCGGTGGTGACAAGTCTGTCATGGCGCAGAGAAGGGGGCCGCAGATCGTCAACATTACCCGCAAGAACACCAAAGATACGATGGAGTTGGTGGGGTGGGTGTCGATAGAAATGGACGAAATAGAGGCCAAATGCGCGATTGTTGACCCGATTGGCATAGGACATGGCGTTTTCTGCCGCCTGAAGGAAATGGGGTACCAGGTTTATTCCGGCGATGTCAGGAAGAAGCCAACCGACGAGGCTCATTTCAACAATAAGCGTGACGAAATGTATTGGAAGCTGCGCGAGAGGTTCGAGGATGGGACGATTTCGATACCGGACGACCGCGAATTGATCGACCAACTGGCGGTCATCAAGTATTTTCCGACCTCAGACGGCAAAATGCGGATCGAGTCGAAGAAAGACATGCGAAAGCGCGGCCTTGAATCGCCTGACAGCGCAGATGCAGTCGCTTTGACCTTCTATTTGGGCGAAAATCAGTTGAGAAAGCGAAAGACAAAGAGAAACAAGGTGAGATTGAAGGGAGTATTTCTTCGCTGACATGAACAACCAAGTTGTCTTGACAGACATGCCGCTTGCTTGCTACTTTGTCGGTGCATCTTCCTCCTATCGGTTTGGTTATGGCGTCATGTCGTCGCCGCAAAGCCCCTGTCAAAGCCCCCTCACTGTGGCCCCTTCCCCCACTTTAAGGCTTTGGCAGGGGTTTTGTTTTAAAGGAGTATCGTAATGGCGAAAAGAGGAACGAAGGACAGAAGCAGCGACCTTGCCGCTCAACAGGACTTCGAGGAACACTTCAATTCGTGGTTCCGGCAAGGTCTTGAGTCGATTATCGAGGACAATCGACGCCGCTACCGAATGGAGTTGAAAGACAAGGAGGAACGCGAAAAGCGCGGCCTGTCAACAATTCCTTCCACGAAGTCAACCTCAGTGGTTGACAGGGCGGTTGGCCGGGCAGTCATGGAGTATCACGGTGATCCTGACGCGATTACCTTTACCGCGAAGAACGGAACGCTTGAGCCTGACAGAGAAATGATGGCTCAACTTCTGACAGAGCTTTTCCAGTACCGCTCCAAGCACACCTTCCCCTTTTTCACATGGCACGTTTCCAGTCTTACCAATGGCTTCACCGATGGACTTGAGGCCGCGATGGTCTACTGGCGCAAAGAGGGCTATAAGAAGAAGATCAGCCGCTATTTCTTCCAGCCTGCCCCTCCCCCACCGCCGATTGATCCCATGACAGGGCAGCCCGTTCCACCGGCTGTTCCTCCTATCGAAGAAATCGACGAAGAAATGTATCGCCAGCTTAAAGGCATGGACGATCTGCCGGGCGAAGTGTTCAAAGAGGACTTCGAGGAAGAAGTCGTCACGACCGATTCATGGTGGATCGACAGCCTCAAGCCCGGTGAGGATTTACTGTGGGATTTCAAAGCCCCGCTGCTTGACATCAGCATGGGCGAGCGATGCCTTGTCAAAGCCAGAAGAAGCCTCGATCAGCTTCGCCAGATGAAGAAGCAGGGCTTACTTGACAGGTTTAAAGAGGAAGAAGCGGCTCGGTATCTTCGCGCCAAGACCGAAAACATCGATCAGGGAGCGACAACCGGCGACACCGAAGCTGTTGACGCCGACGATCTCAACCGCGCCGAAGTGTGGATATTCTTCGACAAGGTGGAAGGTCAGTGGATGGTGTCATTCAGCCTCGAAGGCAAGGTTGAGCTGTCAGGCAAAAAGCCTGTCAATGACGTTTTCTTTGGTGGCAGACAGGTTGACAGGCTTCCTATTGTCATGGGAACCCACAAGATGAAGCTGTGGGAGGCAGTCGGTCGCGGCGACCCTGAGACAATAGCGCCGATTGAGGACGAACTGGCCGATCATCGAAACAACCTGTCAGATGCCGCCAAGCTGTCCATCCAGGGGCGCTGGCGTGTCAGCCCGAACAGCGACGTTGATTTTGACGACCTGCTTAATGGCCGCATGTTCCTGGCTGATACTGGTGAGGTCGAGAAGATCGACCAGCAGTTGAACATGATCGACACGATGCGGGTTGCTGACAGCCTTGGTCAAGACCTGGCTGAACTTGCGTCTGTCGGCATGGAGAACCGGCACGTTGTCCCGCGTGGCTCCGGGCGCACCCTTGGTGCCATCCAGCTTGCAATGAGCCATCAGGACGAAAAGCTGTCAGTGCAGCTTATCACCCGCAATCAGACCTTCTTCGAGCATCTTCTGTATCTGATCGCACAGCTTGAACTGGCCTACGAAACGGACGAAACCCTGATCCGCGTTGCCGGTAAGCGCCGGGGCGTCGAAGTGCCGCAGACGGTGGTTGGCGGTCAGATGGCCGTTGACCTGTCGCAGATCGACCTTGAAGTCGAAGTCAACGTCAACGCCGGTCGGGGTGCGATGGCGAAAGACAAGAAGGCTCAGCTTATCTTGCAGATCGCCCAGGTGCGTCAGCAGATGGGTATTCCCACTGATATGCAGAAGGTCGCCCGCCAGTTGAATATCCTTGCCGGGTTTGACCCACAGGCGTTCGACCTTGCACAACCCCCTGCCCCGCCCAAGCCTGACATCAGCGGCAATGTCAATATCGACCTTCACCTTCTGCCGCCAGAGGTTCAGCAGATGATCGTCAAAGGTATGCTCGAAGGCGGGAACATTACCGTCAACGCACAGGGGCGCGACGATAGACAGAACCAGCAATCGGCTGACATGGGCGCTGATCCGGGCGACATGCCCCCTGACCCGATGGATTCAGCCGGTGGCGTAGAACCGGGAGGACAAGGTGGATATTGACGACCTCGACACCCAGGAGCAAAGAGAAGTCATTGAAGATTGGCTCAAACACCCAGGAACCCGCCTTGTAGCGCGAAAACTGCGGGTTGCAGCCAAGGGGATGCTGCGTGAATACGACAAGGCAGACGATCCTGACAGAGTGCGACGCATTCAGATTTCCCGGTGGTTTATCGTGTCAGAGTTGCCGCGCATGATCGAAGCCATTATGAACGAACAGAGGCCACCTAGAAGCTGGACATGGAGCTTCAAGCGATGGCTGTCAGACATGCTTCGGCGCAAATAGCCTTGAATTTACGCATGTCATGTCATTATTCTGTCAGCAATACCAAACCACTTGCCTGTCTTGACAGGCCATTTGGTTGACTTCGGTTCGCCCTAACGTCAGGGGCAAGAAAGGAATGTTGCCATGAGTGAATTGGCAGAAGAAAGCCGCAACGTAAGCGGGGAAGAACAGGCTTCGGAACCTGTTGAGAACGAGCAGCAGCCGACCGGCACAACGGACGAAGGCGGTGAGCCGGAAGGCGAAAGCGAAGGCGAAGAAGAATTTGTCGTTTCCCTCGATGACGACCCCGGCGAGGACGACAGCGACGATTCGGACGACGAAGGCGAGGAAAAGGGGCAGAAGAAGCTGACAGCGCAGGAGCGCATTCAGCAGGAGATTGCCCGGCGCAAGGAGCTTGAGGAACGCATCAAGGAGCTTGAGCAGGGGCGCGGCCATGAGCAAGAGCAGCGCCCACCCGAACCGCCGAAATACGTCGAGATCGACCAGCAGAAATTCGAGTCGCACATCAACAGCCTTTATAGCGATGCCGAAGATTTGCGGCTTGAGGGCAGGACACTTCAAGCCCTTGAGAAAGAAGAAGAAGCGCGGGGTTTACTCAGGGCATACAAGGAAAACGAGAAGGCCAAGCAGCAGGCGCAGGAGTTCGCTGAGCGGCAGCGCATGACAGAGCAGCAGCGCATGGCCTTCGCAAAACAGGTTGACGAAACCGCCGAGCTTTTCCGGCAGCGCAACAATATCCCGAAAGAGGTTTGGGATCAGGGCGCAAAGTGGTTCGACGAGCAGCTTCGGTCTGACCCGGTTCTTGGGCGCGAGTTTGCCTATCTGCTTGAGAAAAATCCCGTCGAGGGGATCAGGTTCGCAAATGATTATGTCAACAAGAACATGGGGAGGTCGGCAGAAGAAGCCAAGAAGAAGCGTGACTCGGCCAAGAACACGAACCCCGGAGGAAAAGGCGACGGCGGCAAAAATACCGCAACTGTCAAGAGCTTCCAGCAGCTTATGAATCTTGGGAGCAAGGCGGTTGCCAACTTCAAGAAACAAAACCCCGACGCCTACCAGAAGTTGCTGAACAAGCACATCAAAGGCTGACACCTGACAGGGCGAAGGGGCTGACATCTGACAAGGAGAGCAGACAATGGCAACGAGAATTGCTGACATTATCGTTCCCGAAGTCTTGACCGACATGGTATCGGCCATGATTTCGCCCTACATCGACTTCGTTAAACTTGGCATTGCAACCAAGGATTACGAGAATGTCGATATTCGTGAAGGTGGTCACTTCGCAGAAATCCCCTTCTACGACCAGTTGACCGGCGATGACGAGGTTCTGACTGACGACACCAGCATGACCCCCGGTAAAATCTCGACCCGGAAGGACATCGGCGTCGTGTGTCACCGTGGCCGGGCATGGGCCAGCCGCGACCTCGCCAAAATCCTGTCCGGCGACGATCCTATGAAGGAGATCGCCAAGCAGGTTTCCTCATATTGGGGGAAAATGAGCAAGAACCATCTTATTTCAGTCCTCAACGCCGCTTTCGACCCGACTTCCGGGCCTTTGAAGGACACTCACCGCTTGCAGGTTGGCGTCACCACTGGCGACAAGGTTCAGATGGCGCACAATCACGTTGTCAACGCCGCTGCGCTGCTTGGCGACATGATGGAGGAATTTGACTGTATCGTCATGCACTCCAAGCAGTACGCCGACGCCATCAACGCGAACATGGTGAGCTTCCCCTACACCTACGACCCGAAGAACACCAATCTGCGCGGCAAAGGTCAGTTCATGGGCCTTGACATCATCGTCACTGACAATCTGCCGGTTGACGCCTCCGTTGCTGACTATCCCCTTTATACCAGCTACCTGATGAAGAAGGGCTGCATGTATTACGGGATGCAGAAGGAGATCATGACTGAGAACGACCGTGACATTCTGGCGTTGCAGGACGTTCTCGCCACTTCCATGCACTTCGTTCCTCACCTGAAGCTGGTGAAGTGGAATGTCACCGACACCAACCCCTCCAACGCCGCCCTCGCCACCCCGACAAACTGGCAGAAGATTGCCGAGGATGACAAGTTTATCGGTGCTGTGGCTCTTATCACCAACTGATAACCAAACAAGCGGGTTGCTTGCGCGACCCGCTTGTCCTCAATGGAGAACGATATGGCTACTGTTTCAGACAAGAAGGATTTTTCTCAGTTCAGCAAGATCAGTCAGTTCACCGTAGATGCTGTTGACCTGCCCTCAGTTGCCGCAAACGACGTCGCGGAAACCGAGCTTTCAATCTCAGGTGTGACGAGCGACATGGAGTGTATCGGTGTAATCAAGCCGTCGCTTGAGGCAGGTCTTTTTGTCGGCGGTGGGCGCGTCACAGGAGACGGAACCGTCAAGGTTTTTCTCGTCAACCCGACCGCCGCTCCCATCGACGCTGCGAGCGAGAACGGATGGAAGTTTCTGTTTGTAGCGGGATCGTAATATGGCTCTTTGTGTAACGTGGCACAGGCGACAGAACGCTGACGCCAACAAGGGGGAGGTCAAGCGGCCTCCCCTTTTGTCTACTGGCGACGACCTTGTTTGTCCTATCTGCGGCTCGGAAGCCAAGAGCAAGGCAGGGCTGACATCGCACATGAGGTTCAAACATGCTGAACACCGGCAAGATTCTTGACGACGCCCTATCAACGATCCAGGAGAACAGCGCCACCGTTCGGTCGAAGATGCTCAAATGGTTGAACGTCTCGATTCAGCGGCTTGTGGCAGAGCGTGATTGGATCGCGCTTCAAAAGACCAAGGAGGGCGTTGCCATATCCGACAACAAGGCACCGCTGCCTGACGACTGCGCCGCGATCCTGACCATTACCGGCGATAGCTTCTTCCTGACACGCCAGAGACACCACCTGACAGACGAGGAAGCGAACAGTATTGGCGCAAGCGACGACAACTTCCCTGCCGGGTTTACTGTCACGCCTGACAGCATCGTATTTGTGCCGGGAGCGACCGGCAGCGTCGATCTGAAATATCTGGCAGACGTTCCGGTTTACGGAGACGGTGAAGATACGATCTTCCCACAGCAGTTTGCGCCGATCCTCATGCGATCCTGCCTTGATTTTTATTACGAGTACGACATGGACGAGCGGCAGGGGCAGTCATACAGCCTCGACCGGGCTGAAATGTATCGCCTCAAGTCATGGGACAACCGGCTCAAACCGAAGCCGAAGCCGGGCAAGTATTTGAGGGCATAATGGCGACACAGGGATGGCAAATATTCCGGCAGCGCGACTTTACCGGGGGCGAAAACAGAAAGCTCCTGCCTGAGTTTCTTGCGCCCAATCAGCTTATTCTTGGAAGAAACTGCCAGATGACACCGGACGGCATTGTCGAGACACGCCCCGGAAAAACGCGGGTCAATCCGACAAGCCTTGGCTCCGGGCCGATCCTGTCAATGTTTGTCTTTGCCAAGTCTGACGGCAACAATTATCTCGTCGTCCAGCATGGAACGACGCTTTACTATGCCCCCTGGGATGGTGAATCGACTATCGGTTCGTGGTATCAGGCCAAGACCGGCCTGACAGCCGGTGCGAAACTGCGCGGCGCGGTGTGGAAGGACAACCTGATCCTGACAAACGGCGCTGACAGCCCGTTCCGATTTGATGGAATCACATGCACTGACCTTGGAGGAATCCCGCCTAAAAGCAAGATCATCGCCCTTTATGCCTCGCGCCTGTGGCTCGTTGACGTTGACAACCCGAATTTCCTGCGGTTCTGCGAGCTTGAGGATTTCGACACATGGGACGGTCTGAACCTTATCAATATCCGCGACGGTGACGGCGACTATATCACCAATCTGATTCCGCAGCCTGGCGGTCTGCTGATCGTCAAGACTCGATCCGTCACGCCGCTTCGCGGAACCAACCGGGCCAACATAAGGGTGGATGAACCGATCTCCCTCTATGTCGGCTGTCCGAGCTTCGACGGTGCGCTGCCGGTCGGAATCATGGCATCAACGACGAACTGGTTTCAGGTTTCACTGACAGGCGTTGAGCCTATCCCTGACACCCACTCCCCCCTTCTCGACGTTATCGGCCTGTCAGGTGTCGAGCAGATCGTGTCAGGCGTTCAGCCATCGACCGGCAAGGCGTTCTTCCAGCTTCCAAATGGAATTACGGTCGTCTTTGACGGCAAGTACGGCGCTGTCACGACATGGACAGGGATCAACGCAAGCTGTTTTGCTGCCGCTGCCGCAGAAGGATATGACGGCAGACTTCTTATCGGTGATACAGACGAAGGGATCGTCTACTGGAATGACGGCAATGACGACGATGGAACCCCGATAGACACCGTTATCAAGCTGGCGTACAGCGACCATGATACGCCGCAAGACAAGGTGTGGCGACTGTTTCAGCCGACCATCGAGATCATTGACGAGGACAACCCCTACGAAATCTTCATCAAGCATGACGTTGACAGGCTTGCCATAAGCGGTCAGCAGACATTTGCCGGTGATGTCACAAACTACCTCGACTTCGGTGAAGATTATTGGGGTGGCGCACTGTGGGGCTATGAGAGGCAGGAGCCTTTGCCTTACTGGATGCACCATGTCAGAGGCGAGAGCATTTCGTTTGAGATCAAGGCCAGCACAAGAATCAAGTTTCACGGATACTTCACCAAATACAGGACGGCAGGGACGATATGAGCATTGTAAAGCCAAGCAAGCCGCACACTTTTGCGAATGGGCCGGGCAATATTGCCGATGCCATCGAGGTCAATGAGAACTTCGACACTGTTTATTCCAAGCTGTCAGAGGTCATCGACGCGATCAACCATGCCGCAGGAACGAAGCAGAGCATAGATGCCCGGCTTGACATTGCCATCGAGGAAGATGGAACGCTGCGGGCCTCTGTGACCGCTGGCGGCGAATGGATCAACCCCGACCTGTCTCCGCAGTATGTGGACGCCTCGCGCTTTTCCGTCAGCGGGGATCAGGCCGACATTTATGCCGACAAGCGCCGACTCAAGATCACGCTTGGCACGTCAACGGAATACACACAGGTTTCATTCTCCACCTATGACGCTGGCGCGAACAAAACGACTGTCACTCTGTCGGATGCGATCCTGACAGGCCCGATCACGACCGTCGAACATGGTGTGTTCACTCCGCAGGGAACCGGGCGACACTCGATCAGCCCGGAGGCAATCACTCCTGCGAACAGCGAGAAAGTTTCCGGCATTCAGCCTGTCCTGGTTGTCGATGGGTCGAACCAGGTCGCGGCCAATGACACTTCCGACATCGACCTTGGCCGGTCTGGAACCTCGAACCCGGCATACATGCTGGCGGTTCGTTCAGATAGCGGCGACGTTGTGGTTTCCGGTGGCGACGCGGCAGAGATTCACGACCTTCATGCCTATATTGTCCGGTCTGCCGATGGCTCCGCGATTCAAGACAGGCTTAGGCTTGTCAACAACACCGCATCTGCTGTGACATTTTATGTCAAGGTGTACGCATGGGAGTAAGCCGTGGCAACGATTGATATTCACAAAATAAAGACCTTCGACGACCCTGACCTTGACAGGCAGATCGAAGAAATCATCTACGCGCTTGGAAGCGTCAGTACCGAAAGCGGCGCTGACGCTTTTTTGCATATAAAGTATTCCAATGACGGCGGGATCACCTTTACCGGCAACAATGGCGAGGAACCCGGCGATTGGATGGGAACGTACAGCGATAACATTGAGGCTGACAGCAACAATCCCGCCGACTATACATGGGTTAAAGTCAAGGGAGACAAGGGCGAGGACGTTCCGATCTTTACATGGATCAAGTTCGCTGACGACGCCAGCGGAACCAATATGTCCGACTTCCCTGACGGCAAAGGGTATATCGGTCTTGCTTACCAGAGAACCGCAGAGATCGAATCGAACAACCCTGACGATTATGTCTGGTCTATCCTTGGCTCCGCTCAGAGCGTTGAAGGGCCGGACGGCTCACAGCTTCACACATGGTTCAAGTTTGCCGACGACGAGTTGGGCACCGGCATGTCTGACGATCCGACCGGCAAGTCCTATATCGGCCTTGCATTCAACCGCTCGTCTGCCATTCCATCCACCGATCCGAGCCAATACCGCTGGTCTACTTACCTCGACTCCAACGGGGTGCTTGGCAGCAACAGCATGGCACCCGGCGTCTTTGTTACATACCATGACAATTCGGTTGACACGCCGCCAGCGAAGCCGACAGGTGACGGCACAACCGGAGGCTGGCACCGCAACGCAACGTCATCTTCAAACTGGATGTCACAGAAGGTCGCAAACGCTGTCACGGTCGGCAGTTGGAGCGACCCGATCCTGATTACCGGCAAGGATGGAGCCGATGGTACAGATGGAAGCGATGGCGTTCCTGGCGCGTACCTCGAACTGACAACTGACGAAGGCATCTTCTTTGTCAACCGCACCAATTCCAACGACGCCAACGGCGACCCGATCTACGAGTACGATCCTGCCATCATCACCCTGACAGCGATTACGAACCAGGGCAGCGTGTCATGGTCGATTGTCGGCGGCACCCTGACAGACACGGGCGACCCGACTGTCAAGAGCGTCGATGTCACAAGCCTGACAGGTGAAGCCGCGACCGTCACGGCAAGTGCTGGCGGGATCACCAAGCATGTCACGCTGCAAAAGATCACCGCGACCGATGGCACCAAGATCACCAAAGACGGCATCTATACCGGAAGCCTGACTGTGGATCAGGTCAATGCGGTCGATATTTACGCCGACTACATTATGGTTGGCGGCGAAAGCAAGATTCCGGGAGTGCTGGCCGCTCAGGATGTTGTTGATTGGGCCTCGCAGATCACCGGAGCCGGGAAGCCTGCCGATAATGCAGACGTCACTCAAAACGCCCTCAATCTTGGAGCAGACATTGCCAATGCCGTTGTGAACGGACAGACCTTTATTGTCGGTGGCTTTGTCAATACTGACATAGTGAAGGTCAATTCTTCCCTAATTGTTGGCGACATTGATTGGCAGACACAGGTGGGTGGAGCCGGGAAACCCGCAGACAACGCAGATGTGACACAAGACGCACTTGATCTTGGCGCTTCGATTGACAACGCCAAAGCCAGCGGGTCAACGCTGATCGTTGGAGGCTATATCAACACCGATATTGTCAAGGTCAATTCAAGCCTGATTGTCGGTGATGTTGACTACCTGACCCAAGTTGCAAACGGGCCTCCTGTTGATGCGGATAAAACTTCAAAGCACACTGTTTCCGGGTCAAATCTTCTTCGCAACAGCGCGTTTTTGGAAAGCCTGACGGGGTGGAATATCTATGTTGACCCCGCCTATTCTGGCGAGTTCTATTTTGGGCGTAATTTATCCGCTGACTGGACTCTCTCTGGTGAAGGTACAGCTTTTATTAACCAGAGTGGAACATCCAACATCACTGCCACCATGTACAATACAGTCGGCATTCCTGTTGTTCCTGGCAACAGGTATGAGGCTTCTGTATATATAGGCCCACACAGGTGTGGGGGATATACCTACATTGAGTGGAATGATTCAAACAATGTCATTCTAGGTACATCTGGTTTTAGTGACCTGTTTGAATCTGTTGGTAATACAGGAGGAAAAAATCTTTCAGGGTATACAAGGGTTGGTGTTTTTGGTATTGCACCTAGTGGCACCTCTCATGCTCATATTATAATAGCTAAAACGCCAACAATGGCGGGGTATAACGACTCTTATCTCTTTGTTTCCCGCGCCTATTTCGGGGAAGCAGCGGCACTGCAACAGGATCTTTCCGCCTGGGTCAGTGGGCCGACAGGGGATGAAACGAAAGCAGCAATCGAGTCCTATACGGAAGTCAATTCCGGTGGCCTGAAAATGACAGAAACGTCAACTGGCGATTATGTCCACCTGACACCTGGAGATTTGAGGTTTTATGAAAATGGGATGTTGTATAAATCAGTAAGAAGGGTTTTTGCAGGCGAGGCGAGTGGGGGGGATATTATTACATTCAACCCACCAATGAAAGACGTTCCGGTTGTTCAGGTTTCGCCTAAAATCACACAGGTTCCAGCCGGAATCAATGAATTTTGGATGGAATTTTATGCAAAAAATGTCACGATAAATGGGTTTGAAGTTGTTGCTAATTTGATGGATGGATTTTTACCAACAACCTCTACTGTAAACTCAATAACAACCTCAGTTGGAGGCAATACTAGTATAAAAACTGTGTATGGCGCGATAGGAGTTGAAATATTTGTTGAAATTGCAGGATGGGATATAATAGATTGGTTCAATGATATAGATTACTTTAATTATTGGGGTTCTTACGACAAGATAACTTATAGAGTATATTATAAAAAAACAACATCGTCAACATGGAGCTATCAAGAATATTCTTATAGTGCCTTCTCTTCTACTATTAACGGGCATATACCTATCACACACTCCCATTTTTTTAGGACGGACGGGGATGATTATCAGTTTTATATAGAGTTTGTGTCTGTAACAACACACACAGACTCTTGGGTGGTTTATTTTGGATCTGGTGAACCGGGATCGGTGAATGTTGCTGTTCAGCCGCCGTATGTAGAGTTCTCCAAATATGTAAGATCGGATCAAAATTATATTTCAACGACAGAGGATGTCAACTTCATTGTTGTTGAAGGTGGAGGGTCATAATGAAATCTCTACTGATATGGAACAGGGAAACTGAGGATATTTTATGTTCAGTGTGTATTGTGCCTGGAAATGAAACGACCTTCGAGGATCAAATTTCGGCACGTTGCCTTGATGCCGACAATTACGATTTTGAATATATTGATGGGGGCGTAACGACAAGGCAAGCAAAAAAAGAATACTGTGTGCGTAATGGACAATTGGTAAACCTAAAACAAGAAGATGACTATTTACTTTCGCGCAGAAAGGAAGCAAAAAACACAAGGATTATTTGGGAGTTCCATAACTCCATGAACAATCCGGTAGTCTGCACCCTTCCAGACGGAAGGACCTTTGAAATGGACGCCGGAGAGGAAAACGCAAGAAGGCTAAAGGACGGCATCGAACTGGAAAAGTTGCTCGGAAACGACACGATAGATATACGAGACTACCACAACAACACCCATGTCGGCATTTCTCTCGATGATGCTCTTGAGATCGCCAAACAGCAGGGTCTTGACTACGCGAAGAAGCGAAAGAGAAAGATTGAAGCTCAGGATGCTTTAAAGGCGATTACTCTG